GGCCTGCGTCGTGCCTGCGGTTGCTTCCGCCGCCGTGGCGAGGCGCACGCCGCCGATCTCGGTCTCGGACGCGGGCTCGATGCCCATGCCTTCCAAGTCTTCGCTGATCGCGGTGATCGCGTCCCGAATCCGCTGCGCGTCGTCACGCGCAACGTTGTCGGGATGCGGGAGCGGATAACCGCGCGTCGTGCTATCGTTCGGCATGGCCTATTAACCCGTGGTGGACTTGACTGCGACGGCGCGGATGTTGCGAGCGTTGGAGCGAGCAGCGGGGCCGCCGCTGATCTTCACATACGCGCGCGACGTGGCGAGGTTGACGTGATCGAGCATGTACTGGCGCTCTTCCCAGCCGTCGCCGAGCGGCGTGGCCTTTTCGAGCGTCAGCGCGTTCGAGGCGGACCACACCGGCAAGCCAGCGTTGACGCCCGTCTGGATTTTCGCCTCGAACGTCGCCGTGCCGGGCAGATACACGTCGAGGATCAGGCGGACCTTCGAGTCGGTGCCCGCCTCGAAGGCGCGCGTGATGTAGTCGCCATCCGCCTGGATCGCGCCAGCCACAACCTGAACGTAGGGCAGCATGATCGGCCAGAGGCTGGTCTTTCCGGTGACGCGCAGACGGACCTTCAGCGTGCCGGTGATGGCCTGCGGAAGCGAGACGTTCACAGCCGGGGCCGTCACATACTTCGCGCCGTTCGGGGCCTCGAACTCGACCTCGATAGCGGTGCCTTCGGGGCGCTCGGCCGCGAGCAGCGGCATCAGGTCCGAGCAATTCACAACCGGCAGATCACCGACCTCGATGGTCTTCACGGCTTGGGTGAACTTGGCGCAGCGCAGGCGGAAGCCCAGCGAGCGGCCCGGCTTGGGCAGCCAGGTACGCGAGTCCGAGCCGTCGAGGAAGGTGCCGAGCGGGAAGGCGTTGCTCGTCACCCATCCGTTGATCTGGTCGAAGCCGCCCAGGTCGGCGATGGCGACCGAATGGTTCGTGTCTTCGGTCAGAAGCGTGATCGCATAGCTGCGATCCTCGCGCAGCGTGACGGGACGTTCGAAGGCGGCGAAGGTCCAGTCGCTTTCGACGCGGGGCGCAACCGAGAGCGGGTCGATGACCTTCACGGTGTTCATATCGAGGATCGACTCGGCGACGACGCGCTCGGTCGGAAGGCCAAGCTCGACCTCGCGGATTTGGACCCGCACCGGCTTGCTCTTGTCGCCGACCTTGGTGAACTTCACGTCCACGCCGAGCGCCTGCCGGGGCTCGCTCAGACGGAAGGTCTGCGCAAGCGGGTCGGCGCTATACCAATAGGTGGTCACGATGGTGCGTTCGTTGGTGATCGTGGTCAGCCAGCCGTATGCGGTATAGAGCGCATTGGCAGACGAACCGCCGACGCCCTCGAACGCAACGTGCTTCACGCCGACCGGAACGTTCGCCGGAATCTGGAACGCCGAAGTCAGCGTGCCATTGCCGTCCGCGCGGATGGTGCCCGCCGGGGTCACGTCGATGTCGTCGAACGTCACCTTCTTCAGGACTTCGTTGTAGCCCCACTTGTGGATCGTGAAGGCGACCGAGCGCTGACGGATGGTCTCTTCCGCGACCGTGGCGTTGTTGACGATGCGATCCGTCGTCTCGGTGGTCGTCCCGATCAGCGGGCCAGCGGCGAAGTTGGTGCGCTGCCAAGCGACGCGAGACGTGAAGACCGAGGTCCAAACGTCCTGCGTATCGGTCCAAAGATCGACGGACGGGTTGAGAGCGACATCGGTCGCCGGGGGGCCGAACGACGCATAGGGGTTGATCTTCGATTCGCCGGTGATCTGGCGCTGCTCGAACACGTTCTCGAACGTGTACGTGAGCGCCGTGTCGGCAGGCATCGTCGTGACGGTCGGGATGATCGGCAGCCAGAGCAGGCCGCCGAAGATCGCGCCGGTCTGAGGAAGGCCCTGATCGCGCATGTCGTCGTCGAGCATCGGATCGACGAACACGCCGCGCTTCGAGGCGACTTCCTTCCGATCCACGTCGCGCTGAAGCCGCTCTTCGGCAACCAGTGCGTAGAGGTCGCTGACCATCGTTTCGAGGCTGCGCAGATCGGCGAACGGCATGCGGACGGTCGCGACCTGCTTGATCGTCGGGACGAGACCCCAATTGTTGTAGACATCGGCCAGCTTGTGCAGCGTCGGCGCGACGGTCGTCGGCTGCGGCGCGTACAGCGAGCTAATGCCCTTCAGGTATGAGATCACGCCTTGCTGATCGACCACGATGGCGTCATAGCGCGGCAGCTTCGTCTCGTACTTGATGAACGCGGTCGTGTCGTCGGCCGCGCCGGTGATGTCGAAGCCATCGCGCGTGATGTTGGTCGGGACCGCGTTGGTCAGGTAGCGATACGTGACCTGATAGGTCGAGCCCGGCGCAACCTCCGCACCGCTCGGCGACCAATCCACGGCCGCGCCGGTCAGCTTGTAGTCGGAGGTCGGCGCATAGGTGGTCGCGCCCTGCTTGACCTGACGGATCGAGAGGACGGTGGGATCGGGCAGAGTATCGGAGGCACCACTGAAGTTGCCATGCGTCAACGTCACCGTCTTCTCGGCGATGATCGTGACTTCCTTGATCGAGGCGATGGGCGCGAACCGCACCTTGATCGTCTGCGTGCCGGAATTGACTGCATGCGGCTCGTCATCGAGCAGCATGATCTCGGGCTCTTCGGTAACGCGAAGGCGCGCGGAGGCGGGCCGGGTCCGCTTGTAGCCCCAAACGTTGATCGTGCCTTCCGAGATGGTGAAGGTCTGCTTGCCGGACTCGTCGAGGCCAAGCGCCTTTACGTTGAAGCCCTCCACGACGTAGCCGCCATGCGCCTCGCGGTCATAGCGCGCGAGCAGGTTCACCCAGGCGTCATCCATGCCGGGCTCGTTCGGAGTGTCGATAGTGCCGTCCTTGACGGTATAGATCGGGAAGAAGTCGCCTTCCTGGCCGTCGCCCTCATAGCCCCACCGGCCGAGCATCGCGAGCGCCGATGCGCCCGGCTCGCCCTGCGCCCGCGTGCCCGGAGCCATACCCTTGAGGGTCGGATCGTTCTCATAGGTCACGGTGAAGGTGCGGAGCCAGATGCCGATCACGACCGTGCCGACCGCCGAGATGACGAAGTTGCGGGCTTCGATGTCATGCACCGCGCCGCGAATGTAGACCTTGGCCGCCGCCAACTGCGCTTCGACGGTCGCGTTGATGATCGGCCCGAGCACGATGGCACCGCCGAAGACAAGCGAACCGTCGCGCCAGAAGGCATCGGCGACGCCCTTCAGGCGGTTCGCTTCGATGTCCTGAATGACGTTCAGTTCGTTGCTCGTCAGGAAGCGGTCATAGTGCGCAACGAGACGCTGATACCCCTTCGTCTTGTCGAAGGTGTTGATGTAAGCCGGAAGTTGGTCGCGCGCGTCTGCCATTTAGATCACCAGAACGTAAGAGAATCCCTGCCGCTCACTCGGGGAGCGGACCTTGCCCGCGAAGCGGTCGAGCAAGAGCAAGTATCCCGGTTCGGCGACCTGATCGGGAGTCAAGTACAGTTGCCCTTCAGGCACTCCCGGCTTGCGCGTGCCATCGACATAGATGCCGACTTCGCGGATCGTTTCGGTCGCGGCTTCGAGGTAATCGAACAGCACGTTGCAATAGAGGTAGCGCGTCGCCGTGGTCGAGATCGTCCACCGCTGGCCGCCCGGCGTGCTGATGTTGCCGTTGTCGTCCGGCACAACGAACTCCACCGACGACGCGATGCGACGGCCAACTTCGTTGACCAAGGCGGTCTCCCCGGAGCCCAAGGCGGGCGTGCCGTACTGAACCTGAGCCTGGACGGTCGCGCCCAGCGCGATCTGGCCGCCGTTGATGCGCGACACCGCGCCGGTGTTGGCGTTGAACGTGTAGTCGCGCGGCGTCTCGAACGTGAGAGCGCTATCGACGCTCTTCACGGCCAGCGCCGAGACCGGCGCGTGATCGAGCATGAAGCGCTCGGGCGAACCCGAGAACGTGAAGTTCTTCACGTCGGTCTGCCCCCACCACGAGTCCCCTCGCCCCCAGGCGAAAAACATCGTGCGAGACTTCAACGCGGCGGCGAGACCTTCGCGCCCGCTATTAACCAGAAGTGCCATCGGGTCCTCCGTAAATCGTGAACTGTTCAATGTTGGAATAGGAGACGTTCGGCCAAGGCACGCGCGGCCAAGGCATCAACGCTTCCTTTGCGAAGTCGATCTGCTCGCCCGAGAGCGAAGCCTGAATGGAGACCACGGACGGCTCGACGACCTCGCCATCGAGCAGAGAGCGGTCGAGCACGAAGCCTTCCTCGAAGCGCGCGACGCCCTCGACGGACGTGAAGACACCGCCATCCATATCGACGTTGAAATCGACTTCCTCGCCGTGCTGCTTGCCGAACGAAAGCTTCGGCTTGATGCCGGGGAGATAGACGCCGGACCAATCGTCGAGCAGCGCACCGTCGAGGCGCATCATGTCGAGGCGCATCGGCCGGATGTCATAGCCGCCATAGATGCGGCCCAGGACGCTCGACGCCTTCTTGGAGAGGTTCGCCAGCCCGATCAGGTTGAGCAGCACATCTTGGTCAGGCCGCTCCGTGAGCCCGATCTGGAACAGGCCCCAGCGCACAGCGCCGTGATCTCCGCGCTCATAGAAGCCATCGAGGCCCAGCCAATCGAAGACGATCTCATAGGCTTCCACGCGGCCCCGGAGCGTCTGCCAACGCTTGCCTTCCTTGTAGAGCCTCTGATGGTCGGCGACGAACTCAGCCGCGTCTTCGAGGCCCCAATGGCGCAACAGCCACGGCAGAACGTCTTCGGGGATGACATCGAGATAGCGCACGTCGATGATCGACTGCACCAACGCGGCATAGCGCGAGCGCGAGTCGATAGTCTTCACAACGGACCGCTGAAGCGGCGTCGTGTTGCGCGGGACGATGTCGATCAGGTCGGTCATCAATAGGACCGACCCTTGAAGTTGAGCTTGACGGTGCCGAGCGCCACGGCCTCATTCGGCTCCGCGCGCGTGTAGTCGTCGGCGGCAGGCGAGATCATGACGATCCGGCGGACGCCGGACGTGCGCAGGGACGCGATCACGAAATCAGCGGTGAAGTCCCATCCCAGGCGGCGCGCCGCCGCGAACTCGGCCTTCAGGCGATCTTCGGCCGTCTGCAACTCACTCGCCGGGGCTTCCGGCAAGAGCCACACGTCCGCCTCGACGTTGACAACGCGGATCACGGCCGGGACGACATCGACGTGATCGTTGTCGCCCAGGACGAGCGGATCGTTCAGCGCGGCGGTGACGGTCGCGAGCAAGGCGGGGCTAGCGACGCCATCCCCTTCGGTGGACAGGATCGAGACCTTAACCCCACCCTTGGCATCGCCCACAACGCCCACGTCGGCCACGCGGAGCGGGTCGGCGGCGAAGGCATACCGTTTGTACCAATTCTCGGTGAAGCCGCCCTGCCCCTTCTTACGCTCGCGCAGACGGCGTCGCAGGTCGTCGAGGGACTCGCCAACTGCCTGCGTCATGTTCCAATCGGACGCCTGCGCGATCAGGTCCGCGCCCTGCCCGAAGTCGAGCAGCGTCGCGCGGAACGTGTCGTTGAGCGACGTGACATAGAGCAGATCGCCATAGGCGGCATGGCGGCAGAAGTTGTTGATCGGGTCCGACCGCAGCATGTACGTGTCCCAATCGAGACCGGCAGTCTCAAGCAGGCCGCGCATCTGCGTCAGGCGGGCGTCAAACAGCGCCTGGAACGCGGGCTCGCGCTCGATGACAGGCAGCGGCAGGTTCGGGAGCGGCGCGTCCATTAGACGTAGCTCCCGACGACCATGTTGTCAGAAAGGATCACGCGGCCCCGCGCGTCTCGGGCTTCCGAGTAGTCGCCGAGATGGCCGCGCGGGTAATAGATGCCCTCGATATCGAATTGGGCATGGCCCTGATCGGTCATGTCGGAAAGCTCCATCTGAATGATGCGGAAGCGGGGCTCTTCAGCCATCAAGGACTCGGGGCTCTTCCGATTGATCGCTTCCGGCACGGCCGCGTAGAAATCGATCAGCGTGACGGGCGACACGGCATGGTCAACAAGGCGCGGCATCTTCGAGCCGAAATCGCGGGCCATAACGAGCGACTTCAGCGAAGTGCTCAGAATGGTCGCAATCGACTGCCAGACATCGTCGATGCCTTCGAGAGGCTTGCCGGTGTTGAGGTCAATGGTCGCCATAAGGCGCACCGTGCCGCGTCGGCACGGTCGCTTACAGCCTGATCCGGTCGCTCTTATTAGCCGACCTTCGCGAAGGTCTGCTTCGCGGGGCCTGCTTCGGTGACGACCTTGTCCTTCGGCTTGTCGTCAGCGCTATCAACGCCCAGGTACGTCTCAGCCACGGTCACGAAGGATTCTGCTTCGTGGACCGACTCGGAGCCCGCCGTGGACTTGAAGTCTTCGCCCGCCTCGATCTCGACGTTCTCTTCCATCTCGATCTTCAGGTTCTTCGCCGTCATCGTGATCGTGCCGTCCTTCATGACGATCTTGCAGCCCGATCCTTCGAGCGTAATCGAGCCCTTGTCTTTGATGCCCTTGATCAGCCAATCGCCCGTATTGCGGTCGTAACTGATCTCGCCGAGAATTTGATCTTCCTCGCCGCCTTCGCCGTCCTCGCCGCCATCTTCGCCTCCTTCGCCGCCGCCTTCATCGCCCTCGCCGCCTTCGCCGTCCTGACCGCCCTTGCTCTTGGGCTTCGCGAAGATTTTGCGCCAGACGCCCGCCTTGTCGGTCGTTTCCTTCTCGTCTTCATTCTCGGGCGTGTACGTGCCCGCCGGATAGACCTGCGCAGTCGCAAGCTCGCCGCCTTCGGCGAGCAGCACGACTTTCTCGTCCTTCTCAAGGAAATGCGTCTCGCGGTCGCCCTTCGCGCGCATGCCGCCCGCCGGGAGCCAATCCGTGATGTTGTGATTGTCTTCGTCGTTCTCGTCACCGATCAGGACGCGATACGCCGGGGGCTGGCGCTTGTAGTCCACTTCCTTGATCTTGCCGAACTTGACGACATCCTGCGCGCGCCGATCGATGTCGGTCGCTTCCGGGTCGGACACGCCGCCGGTGCTCGCGGGATCGCGCAGAAACTTCACCATGACTATCGCCCCGCCAGGAAGTCCGCCATTGCGGCGTCGATGTTGTCGGCCGTGGCGCGCGGACGCCATTCGGTCCGATAGACGACCTGCCAAACGAGGCCGATAGCGCCAATGGGGCGCTTTACCTGCTCGGTGATCACGTCGATGTCGGACTCGAGCAGCCGCATGCGGGCGGACTCGAAGCCGGGGATCACGAATCCTTCGAACGCGGCTTCCATCTGCTCGGCGATATCGTCGAGCTTGTCGTCAACGGTCTCGCCGCCGAGCAGCATAGCCTCCGTGACAAGCGTCAACTCGCGCTCGATATAGGTCGCGTCGCCCTCGACCCCGTAGTCCTTCTCGGGGTTGTACTTCTCCATGCGCGCGTAGACGAGAATGGCCGGGCCATCCTCTTTCAACTCTTCCTCGCTCACGGGAGCCATGCGGCTCGCGAACACGCGGCTCTGCGCGGCCGTGCGGTACTCGCCGTCAACACTATCAGCGAGCCGGGCTCGGAATGCGTCGCGGATGCGCTTGCGAGGATGGGCCATGTCAGTCGTTCGCCATGAGCAAGAGCAAGGTCAGGCCGGTGCCGTCCGGTCGCTTGTCCTCGATCCGATATTCTTGGCCCTTGATCGTCAGCTTCTCACCCTTGCGACCGCCCTTGTTGAGGTCGGACGTGCGGCAGAGAAACGTCGGGCCGGATGACGTGACGCTCGCGCCCATCTGCATTTGGAATTGCGTCCCGTTCCAACGGTTCGGATTCCAATTGCTGCCTTCGTCGTCGAACTGGCCGGGGATGTCCTTCGGCGCGACGGCTGGATCGCGGCTCACATAAGACGCCTCAACCCCGAACTCGTCGGGGTTGAGGAAGATCAGCAGATCGTTGTCGGTCTCGACCGGCATCAGACGCCCGATGCGCGCAATGCCAGAGCAGCGTCGATCTCTTCGTCGGTGATGTCGAACCCGACGATCTCTTCAATCGGCTTCTGCTTCGGCTTGCCCTGACGATGGCCGGACTTGAAGAAGTCCTTCTTTTCGTCGAGCAGGTCGATTGCGGACGCGATGTCCACGACGCGACTGCTCGCGCCGTCCGTCTGATGCGAGGCGGGAGGGACTTCATCAGCGGACGGCGCGTCGCCGGGGGCATCACCGGCGGACTCGATACCAGCGAGCGTGCTGGCGGAATCCAGAGCAATCTCGGCCACGGCCGAAACCGGGTTCTGATCGAGAACGACGCGAGCAGGCCCGAGGGCTTTCGCTTCGTTCTCGGTCATTTCGACCGGCGTTCCGGGCGGAATGTACCGCCCGTCACGCTTGATCGTTACGAGGCCGCGATACAACGGCATCTTACTTCACCTTCGCGCCCAGGGTGCCGTTCACGCGGTAGGGCGCGATCAGCGGAGCGGACTGGCCGAGGATGTACCGCACGGACGGGTCCTCTTCCTCCCAGGACTTCACGAAGAAGTCACGGGGCTGGATACCGGCCTTGAGGTCCATGATCGCGCCGAAGTGACGGACGCCCTCGATCTCGCGCGAAGCCATGACGACTTCACCGGCGGGGAGCACATCCTTCTCGACGTTGTCGAGCGGATCGACGTACTTGTCGGCGTGGACCCACAGGCGGTAGTCGCCGAACACCGCAACCAGACGGATGCCGGGGGTGATCAGGATCGGGCCGAGCGAGGCACGAGCCGATTCCAGGGTCGCGGCCGTCATGTCGATCTGAAGGCGCATTCCCTTGGCGACCGCATCGGTGTCGGGACCGGCCAGCTTGGCGCGGATGGTCTTCCACACGTCGCTCGCCATGATCACGTCACGGCAGGTCAGCGACGAATGATCGAAGATCATCTGACCCCAATCCTCGATGTCGTCGAGCGGGTTGACAGCGGCGTTGTCCCACTTGTCGGTGCCGGTCAGAACGATGCTCAGTTGAGCGTCGCGACCGAAGTCAACAAGCTGCTCGGGATAGTCGTCGCCCTTCAGGACGAGCTTGCCGGTGCGCAGGACTTCCGCCGACATGACTTCCAGGCGGCGAGTCCACATATCCAACTGCTCGCTCAGAGCGAAGCCGATGGACGCGGCAAGGCGCTGCTCGGGCGACAGACTGCCACCGATTTTCTCGCCTGCGCGGCGCTTGAACTGACCATGCGGCTTGAAGACGCGCTTGTCCTTCAGATACGCCGGGGACAGCGACTGCGTCTTGTAGCCCTGCTCGCGGATCACCTTGCCCGCAACGATGGGCGAGACGAGCGGCGAGATCAGGCGACGGCCCTTGACCGAGTCGAACTTGATGTCTTCGGTCTCGGAGGTCTCGGTGGTGGTGAAGAAGGTGTTGAGGAAGAACGCCGGGTTGAGCGGCAGTTCCTCGACAACACGGTTCAGGGCGGTGGTCGAAAAGAGGTCCATAGGTCGGGCTTCCCGTTTTGCTTTCGTGGTTGTCTCGGTTAGCCCATCGGCTTAACGAGCCAGATCGACTTCGTGCGGAAGACCGCATCCACCGACCCGAGGGTGTGACCGGCGCCGAGGATCAGCTTTTCCTGATCGACTTCGCCAGCGATGTAGACGATGACCTCCACGTCAGCGGAGGTCGCATCGACCTGCTCACTGAGGATCGCGTCGGGGACCTGCGAGCCGTCGTTCGCCGCCGCGATGGACTTGAGGTACTTCTTGTCGGCAGTGACCTGACCGAGCACGGTGCCACGGTCGAGCACGCCAGCGCCCGACTTGATCGTCACCTTGCGGGCGCGATGATGTCCGAGCATGAGCATGCTCGGGACGTATGCACCTTCGTTCTGAAACTTCGCCACGTTGCGGCTCCTTACTTGCCGGTCGCGAGCTTCATCGCGCCGAGAATTGCGTTGACAGCGGCTTCGTCGCCCTGCGCCCTTTCCTGACCGCTCGACGGGGCGACGCCAGAGTTGGCTTCGGTGTCCGTCTTGATGTCAGCGGCGCGCTCGGTGCGCTTGGCCTTTTCAGCGGCTACGATCATGGCCGAGAACTCGTGAGCCGAAGAGCCCGTTTCGATAGCCTTTGCGGCGTGGTCCTCGTAACCCGGCAGGGTCAGGCCCATGATGTCGGTGACGCGCTTACGCTCGACGGTGCGAGCTTCGGAGGCGAGATCGACGGTCTCGGTGGACGACGCCTTGGCATCGGCCTCCGCTTTCGCCTTGGCTTCAGCTTCCGCCTTCGCCTTGGCTTCTGCCTCTGCTTTCGCGGCGGCAGCCTTCTCTTCTTCGGTCATTTCGACTTCTCCACTTTGGCCGGTCGCGGCCGGGTTAAAACCGAAGGCAGCCTTCGGACTTTCGCCGCGAGACAAACTCGCGAGAACCTGTTCGAACGTCGCGACGCCATCGGCCATCCCGGCGTCAACTGCCGCCTTGCCGATCAGGACATCGCCCTGCCCGAAACGTTCGAGTGCGTGTTCGACGCTCACGCCGCGATACTTCGCGACCGTCTCGACGAACACGGCGGCCATTGCGTCAACGCGCGCTTGCACGCGGTCGCGGCCTTCCTGGGTGTTGATGTCCACGCGCTTGTAGGGCGACTGCGAAGACACGAACTCGATGGTCTTGATGCCGCGCGCTGCGTCCTGCGCAGACGTGTCGCGGTAGCCAGCGACGACGCCCATCGAGCCGAGTGCGGCGGTCGGGCCGATCAGAAACTCGTCACCGGCGACGCCCAGCCAGAACGCAGCGGAGGCCGCCTGATCTCCCGCATAGGAGACGATGGGCTTCTTGCCGCGCACTTCGTTGATCGCCGTGGCAAGCTCCGCAACGCCAGCAGCCTCGCCCCCAGGCGAATGAATGTTGAGCAGGATCGAGCGAATGGACGCATTGTCCATCGCGGCCTGAAGATCGCGACGCACGGTCTCGTAAGCGGTCGCTCCGCAGAACGTGGTCATGAGGTTGGCGCGCTTGAACAGAGGGCCAGCCACGTCGATCACAGCGACGTTGCCGCGCCGGGTCGCGCGATCCGCGCGCTCAAGCTCTTGGCCGCGATAGGCTTCGAGCATCTGCGGCGTGATCTGGTTCTCGCGCGCGGCGATCTCCATGATCTGGCGCAGAGCGCCCTCTTCCATGGCCCAATTGGCCGTGAGAGCGGCGTCGAAGATCAGCGGGTTGCGGACGTTAATGGTCATTGCTTCTTCTCGGCCTTCTTAGGCTTCGGCTTGTCGGTGCCGTCGCCCTTCTGTTCGATGTCTTCGTTGACGCGAGAGCCCATGCCGGACGGTGCGAGCACTTCGGGTTCGAGCTTCGCTGCCGCGCGAGCGGTGTGCTCGCGTGCGCGCTGCGCCGTGGTCTGCTCGAAGTCGTCGCCACCACGCTCGATGATGACCTGCTCGATGGTGCGAGCGCCCAGGTTGACGGCTTCGGTCTCGGCCTTCCATTCCTTGAGCGGGTCGAGGATGATCCGCGCGGGGCCAATCCACTGAGCGCCGAGCCACGCCGCGCGCTTGACGGGATCATTGAAGAAGCCGGGCGCGTCGATCAGACCGGCATTGATCGCATCGGTCAGGAACCACTCGTAAACGGGCGCGCAGAAGTTGCGGACGAGCCAAGTGCGGCGGTCGCGGAAGAACTGCGCGGCCATTTCCAGAGATGCCCTCGACGCGCTGTAGCTCGCCGTGAAGTGCATCATGAGCAGTTCGAACGGGATGGACAGAGCGACGCCGATCTGCCTCACGACCGATTGAAAGAACGGGTCGAAGTTCGCAGTGTTCGCGGGCTGCGCAGTCTGAATCTCTTCGTCGGTGCCGATATCGACGATGGTGCCCGGCCCCATGGTCACGTCGTTCGCGCCCATCCCAGGAAGGCCAGGCGTAGCACCAGCAAAGCCGTCGTCGCCCGAGGTCTTCAGGAACACGGTGAAGAACGAAGACACGACGGCCTTCATCAACTCGGCTTCGCTGTAGCGGTCGAGTTGCTTCAGGATTTCGATGACCGGGGCGAGCGCAGGAATGCCACGGTTGAGGCCGGGGCGCGCGCGCTCGAAGATATGAAGCACCATCTGCTCGCCCGACTTCTTGCCGAAGGCCGGGATTTCGGTGAAGCCGTTGACCGTATAGGTCTGGCGCTCGCCGGGGTGCTCGTTCAGGACGATGTAACCGACCGGAGCGCCGTCTTCGTCGATCCTGACGCCGTCACGGATCAGGTACTCGCCTTCCAACTCGCTCGGGGTGGCGACGCGGTCAGCCTCGATCACGTTGAGCGCGAGCGGCACGACGGCGTTGGGGCGCTTCGGCGTCCGGCGCAGCACGAAGGCGTCACCGGATTCGAAGACGGCACTGAAAACGAGGCCCTGAAGCTCATAGAAGTTCTGCGTGAGCGTGATGTCGCAGAGCTTCGACTGCGCCCAAAGGTCAAACAGCGTCTCGGACTTGCGCTCCCACAACTCGGCGGCTTCCGGCGACATGCCGAGCAGCTTCGGGTTCAGCTTCGAGCGCACGCGCAGGCCGGAACCAACGATGTTGCTCTTCGAGGTCGCCCTTGCGCCGGTGGCGATGGGATTGTTGCGGCCAAGATCACGCGAGCGGCTGCGCAGCGCGGGAAGATCGCCCAGGGTGTCGGAGTCGGCCGAGCCGGGATGGGTCTTCCACGCCTTCAGGGCGGCTCGGTTCGAGCGCGCACCGGCGTACTGGCCCATGTAGTTGAGCGAAAGGCGCGCATGGTAGCGGCGCGTCGCGAAGTTCGGCGCGACGCCCGCCAGGAAGCGGTCCATGAGGGTCGGTGCGACGGGCTTAATCACAGCGGGATCACCCGCTGGGTACGAATGCCGCCGCGCTTGGCCCGAGCGGCCTGCTTTTCGAGGCGTTGAGCGCGCTGATCGAGTTGGCGCAGATCGGCGCGCCAAAGCTCACGATCCTTGATCGTGTAACGCTGACCGTTCTGCTCGACCGTGTTGATCGAGTTTAGGGTCTCTTCAAGCTGCTCTTCGACGGTCTTTGCCATGACCCGAAACTACGGGACATGGCTGGCGGGCAAGAGATCGTTCCGATCTCCCTTAGCGCGCCCGCCTTGGCGCGTCCTTGAAGATCACGATATCGTCAGGCGGCACTCCACCGGCGAGATAGATGCGCAGAAGCATCTCGATAGTGCCCGAGACGGCCGATTTGCCCTTCTCCATGTTGTAGACATGGTCGGTCCCGTGGTCTTCCGAGAGGCCGAGGGCGCGCACGAGCTCTTGAGCCGTCAGCGGTCCGCCGCCGGGCTTCCACATCTGCCCCAGCTTCACGCGAGCGGCGCGGACATCGTCCTTGGTCATCATGCTCTTCATCTAGCCGGTCAATCCTTAACTTTCAACGCCGCGACTGCGGACGCGACGCCGCCCAGGAACGGCCTGGGGGGCCGCAGGAGTGGGTTCATCGCGCGCGACGGGCATTTGCGGGGCAGCATTCAGCGCGTTCGCGGCTGCCGCGCGCAAAGCCATCAAACGACGCTCCATGTTGATGCCGAGCGAG